GTTATAAATCCAGCGCTAGGTCTTAAATCGTTAGACAGCATATCTTTACCGAACATACTCATTATATCTATAATTTCTTCATCTGTATACATCATTGTGTATAGCATACCTTGTGGTAGTCTTTTTTCTATTTCCCAATTTTTAAGCTGCAAATTACCTCTACATCTGTTAACTAGTATTTTAGATTTTTTAAATTTACCTTTTTCAAAACGGTTTTTATTCTTATACCACTCAGGAGCTCTAAATTGACCAGTAACCCATATATCACATTTCTTGCCTATAGATTTTTCTTGTTCCGGTGTTGCAGATATAGCTCTACCAAAGCGAACAATAATATCGTAGGAATCTATAGTCTTACCAAGCTTATGCTTCATAATTTCTACAGAGTTACCTACGAATACTATTCTTTTGTTTTTTACAAACTGTTGTATATCTTCCACCACTCTTCAGATAATTCAGAATCTTTATACTCATCGAACCAAGGTCCACCTTCCGTGTAATGAATAGCTCTCGCGTTTGTCTTAGTTATTTCATCAATACCAACTAACATATTATATCTTTTAGGTATTTCACCTATATCATTTTCATTTAAAAATTTAAACTCATGTAGTTGAGAAGCCGTTGCATTGTCTAGATATTTTTTAGATAATTTTCTATTTAACCTATTACAGTTAAATAACATCAACGAGCTCCAGTTTTTCTTTGGATAAGACTTGTTGTTAACTCCATTCATTTTATTAGACTTAACTTTGTAGTCATCATGTTTAACTACTGATATTGGTTTATCACCTAAATATCTACTAACTTCTCTAGGATCTACTCTCCATAAGAAATCATTATCACAAAATAAAGCATAGCCTGTGTAGTTCATTAACATTGGCACATAAAATCTAGTAAAAGAAAACTCAGTAGATTCTCCTTCTATATCTTCCCTACCATAAACTCCTATTTCTTTTAATTTAGCTTTATCTAAATAAGTTATATTAGCCTCTGGCCAATATTTTAATATTGAAGCTTTACAAACTTTTGTTGCTTCAGGGTATCTTGAGTCATGCCCTATAAAAATCTTAATACTTCCTGGTTTTTTATTCATGATTTACTTTTTTACCTGATGTTTTTCTTGTTATATCATCGTGATTAAACTCTGCCCAATATAATTCAAATGCAACTCCAGATTCTTTACCTTCAAACTGATGGTATTTACCTGGTTTAACCATTGTAAAATCACCTGCTTTTAATATAGTTTCATCAACAAGACCTTGATCGTCTTGCCATACTCTTATTATCATCTCTCCAGACTCTACAAAAAATCCAGACTCTACAAAAAATCCGTTCCATTTAAATTTATGTTCGTGCTCTGAGCACTTGTATCCTTTATTAAATTCTATTCGGTGAAACTCTAACACACCATTTTTATGTATCATTTCAGTTGCACCCCATACTTTTCCTGCTTTCATTTTTTTTGATTATGTTTAAAGTAAGGCTTTCTCCATTTTTGTGAATTTATTGGGAACCTTCTATTTATTATTACTTGTTTTTTTGGTTTTTCTAATACATCGTGTAGATCAATCCACTCGTGCCTCTTGTTATCAGCTCTGTTTGTTATCTTAAACTTTTCTAAACTTTGATTATCTTTATTAGTAAAATGAACACTACATAATATTCTAGGCCCTATAGTTTCTACTTTGTGAAACTGATATTGAGGTATGTAAAGCATATCACCCTCGTCTAATATAAACTCTTCTAATATTTCTTTAGGCTTGTTAGGTATAAACTCTTTATATATTGTCCATTTAACTTTACCACTTTGGTGAAATAAAAAATTATCGGTAGCATCACCGTGAGCAGGAAAGCTTTTAGATCCAGCTTTAGGTGAAACGTATACGTTAACTTGACCTTTTTTAAAGTACCTTTCAAACTCAAAAACAACATCTAACAATTGTTTGCTTTCGTATTCAGCAAATGGTATTACAAATGATTTACCTTTTTTCCAAAAATTATGTATACCTGCTTTGGTAAACATAGGTTGATTTGATTTTTTTCTTTTAACTTTATCAAAACACCATCTTTCGTCTTTATCGTTATAATCAAGAACCTGAAGGTGAGGTACGTTAGGGTATCTATTTATATATTTAGTTAAATGACCCCAGTGAAACAAATCTTTAAATTTATTTCTTCTAATAACTAAATGTTTTTTACCCCAGTACTCTTTAAAAAATAAGTCTACTGATATTGGATCTAGTATTTCTTTTAATGTTATTTGTTTTTTCATATTTTATCCGTCGCAGCTTAAACAGTTAGGGTCTATCGCTTGTTTAGCTATATCACCTCTAAGAACTGATTCAGTTCTCATGTAATATAAAGTTTTAATTCCTTTTTTCCATGCATCTAAATGAACCTTATTTATAAATTTAGGCTCTGCTTCTGATGGAAAAGCTAAGTTCAAACTAACAGATTGATCTATGTATTGTTGTCTTATTCCTGCTTGATTAATTAGTTCAAGTTGATTTATTTCTTTGAAAGTTTTGAAGACTTCTTTGAGTGGTATATCGTGATCGCCCAATGTAATTTTCTCTAATGCTTTTACGCCCTGCACCGAGCCCCCGTCCTTTAATATTTGGTCCCATATTTTTTTATTGTTTAAATTGTTTTCTTCTAATACTTTTTCAAGAGTTGGATTTTTACGTATGAAAGTGCCTTTCGCAGACTGGTCTGTAAAAACATTAGCAGCCCAAGGCTCAATTCCAGGACTAATATTCCCAGATAACTTACTGTTACTAACAGTAGGAGCAATAGCTCTAAGATGAGTGTTCCTAAATCCTGTGCCAACGCACCATAGTGGTTCGTTAAACGCTTCAGCCAAAGCCATACTAGCTCTTTCCGATTCAATTTTAATTTGACTAAAAATTCTTCTTGTTTCATATTGTGATAATAAACCTTCAAAAGGTAATCCTTTTTGTTGTAAGTAAGTATGCCATCCAACTACACCCAAACCTAGTGCTCTACCTTTTTCAGCAGATCTTACTGAGTTTTCAAATCCTCTTCTGTTTTTTGCTTTTTGTATAAACTCTTCTAATACACCATCCAAAAACCATATACTATCGTATATTAAATTACTGTTTTTCCACTCATGATATTTAGCTAGATTTAAACTAGATAAACAACAAATAAAACTATGGTTTTCATCTGTATGTAATGTAATTTCACTACATATATTAGTCATGTGTACTTTTAAAGCATTATCTTTATAAGCAGAAGGATTATTCTTATTAACGTTACCTTTAAACATTATATAAGGTTCTCCTGTAGCTTTACGCTTCTGTAATAGTTTACCCCATTTACGTCTAGAAACTTTATCTCCATCTCTAAGCTTTCTCATAAACTTATCACCAACTACAGCGCATTGATGTAGGTTTAACGATTGTCTGTTTACATCTCCTTTAGGTTCTCTTATTTCCAACCAGTCTTCAAAGTCAGCGTGTTCAATATTTATATTAACAGAGGCAGCACCTCTTCTAACTGACCCTTGGTTTGTAGCTAGTATTGTAGAGTCATATATCTTGCAAAACGGTACAACACCATCTGATGTGCCATTGCCTGTTATATTAGCGCCCGCAGGTCTAATTTGATTTATACCTATACCAACACCTCCACCGTGTTTAGCTAGTAACATCATTTCTAAATTCTTTTGGCCTATATCAATTATGCTATCTGCAACATCAATACCAAAACAACTTATTGGAAAACCTTTATCAGTGCCAGTATTACTAAGCACAGGGCTAGCAAGACAAAGCCAACCTTTCCAGATGTAATCAAAAAAGATGTCCTCCATTTCTTTTTTCTGTAATCTATTCGCAACTGTTCTAGCAACTCTTCTGTACGCTTGTCTTGGTGTTTCATCTTCTAATAAATATCCTCCTTGTATTGTTTTTTTATATATGTCGGACTCTGCCCAACTTGGGTAATCTACCCCTTTTTTCCATCTATTACTCCACATATTATGTTATTAAGTGTTTTACCCATGCAAATAAACCATTTAGGTTTAATGCTACTAAATTCCATTGTTTTCTTGATCCTGTCTGTATCATGACACAAATAAAACCTATTATATATAACCAAGGTTCTAATGTCCATTGTGCAGCCACTAGAAAACCGGCACCCATATATCCAATACGGGTTGCCATCCTTTCTAATACTGTTAATTGTCTTTTTCTTTCGACAAGAAACTTTTTAAATTTATAACTTACCATACGTCTTCAAAATCTTCTCCTTCATTTGCCTTACTATAGTCAGTCGACCTAATCGCGAAAAAATCAGTGTGGGTATGACCCCCAGTAAGATGATAGAACCAATCCAAATTACCCGCTGCTTCTTCGTCATATGAGAAGTACGATCCGAGATCCACGTAACCAAGTTCTTGTAATTTTTCATTAGTTCTTTTTCTTATAAATTGTTTTAGGTCATAAGACTTTATACCATCTATATCACCCATTTCAAACATCTTTTCTATATACTT